TAATAAGGATAATCCTTTCATTGAATTGTTTTTTCATTTTGGTTTGAATAACAAAACCTATTTATCACCAATCTCTTTTGGTCGTCCAGACCCAATTGAAGAGTTTGCTCAGAAACTAAAAACAAGTGGAAACAGAGAAGAGTATCAGATGGCTCGTAAGTTAGAAGCCAAGATGAGAACTTTTGCTCCTGTTATTGTTAGAGGTGAAGAGACTCAAGGTGTTCGTTTTTGGGGATTTGGTAAGACGGTCTATCAAGAATTACTTTCTGTAATAGCAGATCCAGACTATGGTGATATCACAGACGCTGTTAGTGGTCGTGATGTATCAGTAGAGTTTATTACTGCTGAAGAAAGTGGTGCTTCTTTTCCTAAGACTACCATTCGTGTTAAACCTAATCAGAATCCTATCGTAGAGGATAAAGCACAATTGGAAAATCTCTTAGAAAACCAAAAAGACATTACTGAATTATATCAGGAATTATCTTATGAGGAGCTAACAGATGTTCTTAACACTTGGTTGAATCCAGATGATACATCAACCGAGAGTGGAACTCAGACTGAAGCTTCGTCAGTAGTAGCTGAAACAGCAAAAGTTGAAGATGCTAGTGCTGCATTTGATGAGTTATTCAATAAGTAAATAAAGTGTAGTGGGTGTTGAAGCCAACACTAATAAAACCGAGTGTGTAAGTCTAATAGAGGAACACTCCGTAGACAACAAAGCCGGACACACCCACTATCTAATAGGAGAAATATATGTCAGTTAAAGACGATTTAGCTGGGGTTCTTGCCGACTCTTTAAATAAGAAATTCAAAGATTATAAGGTTGCTTATTTTTTAGATGGCGCACAAGAAACACCAACAGATATCAAAGAGTTCATTTCAACAGGTTCAACAATGTTAGACTTAGCAATTTCAAATCGCCCTAATGGTGGTATTGCAGTTGGTAGGATTACAGAACTGAATGGATTGGAGAGTAGTGGTAAATCATTAGTGGGTGCTCACCTACTTTCAGAGACTCAAAAGAAAGGTGGTGTCGCTGTTTATATAGATACAGAGACAGCAGTAAGTGAAGATTTTCTACAAGTTATAGGTGTCGATATAAACAATATGTTGTATCTACATTTAGAAACTATCGAAGATGTCTTTGAGGCTATCGAAGAGATTGTAACAAAAGTAAGAGAATCAGATAAAGATAGGTTAGTAACAATCTTAGTTGATTCATTAGCAGCTGCTTCTACGAAAGTGGAATTAGATGCTGACTTTGATAAAGATGGTTGGGCTACTTCAAAGGCTATTATCATATCAAAGGCTATGAGAAAGATTACTCAGATGATTGGTAGACAAAGAGTTGCTTTGGTATTTACTAATCAATTGAGGGTAAAATTAGGTGCTATGTTTGGTGATCCTTATACCACATCAGGTGGTAAGGCTCTTCCATTTCACGCATCAACTCGTGTTCGTCTGAAGAATAAAGGTCAGATAAAAGATACCAAAAAGAATGTTATTGGTATGACTATTCTGGCACAAGTAATCAAAAATCGTTTGGGTCCTCCACTTAGAAAAGCAGAGTTTCCACTCTACTTTGAAAGTGGTGTAGATGATGAGGGTAGTTGGTTGCATGTTCTAAAAGAACATAAGTTAGTAAAAGTTGGTGGTGCTTGGTATACTATGAAAGACCATAATGGAGAAGAGATAAAGTTTCAATCCAAAGATTGGTCTGAAAAGTTAGAAGATGAAGATTTCAAAGACTATTGTTACAAATTGATTTGTGATAAAGTCATACTGAAATACACCAAAGCTGATTTAGGTATCGATGAAGTAGAAATAACGGAAGAGGTTTTAGGTGACTAATGCTCGATACTTATCGATACTTGAAGAAATAAAAAAGAATGGTGGCAATACAGAGTCAGAAAATCCTGATGATAAGGTATTGGTTATAGATGGACTAAATACATTCATAAGATGTTTTAGTGCTATACCAACTCTCAATGATGACGGCGCTCATGTTGGGGGAATAGTTGGTTTTCTAAGGTCAGTCGGATATGCTATCAAGACAATTAGACCTACCAGAACCATTATAGTATTTGATGGTAAAGGTGGGTCTAACCGTCGAAAGAAGTTATTTCCAGAGTATAAAGCTGGTAGAAATATGTCTAAGAGATTGAACAGGACATACGACTTCAACAATAAAGAAGATGAACATCAATCAATGCTTCTTCAGATTACTAGAGTAGTAGAGTACTTAGAATTTTTACCAGTAACTACTATTACTATAGGTGGTATAGAAGCTGACGACACAATGGCTTATGTAACTAAGCAGCTTCTAACGCAATCAAAGATAGTTCTAATGTCTACAGACAAAGACTTTCTTCAGCTAGTAAATCATAGAGTATCTGTTTGGTCTCCTACGAAAAAGAAGATGTATGATCCTCCTAAAGTTTTAGAGGACTATGGGATACCATCACATAACTTTGCTGTATTCAGAGCAATAGATGGTGACAAGTCTGATAACATAGATGGAGTTCGTGGATGGGGTTTGAAAACTATTCAAAAAAAGATTCCACTTTTACTCGAAGATAAGATACTTACTATAGAGGATGTAATCGGTGAAGATGAAAAACTCAAAGAGAATGAGGAGTTATTGAATAGAAACTATACATTGATGCAGTTAGACGAAGTGGATATTAGTATGTCTGCTAAAACTAAAATCATAGACAAGGTTAGAGGAAAAATAAATAGACTCAATAAACTAAAGTTTCAGAAAAGTTTTATTGAAGATAGGTTATTTGCCACATTACCAAATATGGATAGTTGGTTAGTTCAATGCTTTGGTAAGCTAAATGAAATGGCTGGAAAATCTAATGGGAAGAAATAAAAAGTATAACTCAGAAGAAGAAAAGAAAGAGGCTCAGAGAAAATGGTCTATGGCTTACTACAAAAAAAATAGAGCAGTTCTTCAGGCAAAAGCTAGAGAACGCTATCGTAAAAAAAGACAAATGCAAATAAAAGAAAAACAAATAAAAGAATTATATGGCGAGTGAAAATTTTAATTCCTTTGGTCCTTCCTTTCAGGCCAAAATAATATCATCACTTTTATCAGACAATAAGTTTATACAAACAATAAATGACATATTAGAACCAGAGTTCTTCGATTCTGATGCTAATAAATGGCTGACAAAAGAAATAGCTAAGTACTTTATGGAGTTTAGAAAGGCTCCTACATTGGAAGTTCTAAAAATAAAAATCAATCAAATGGATGACCAAATTCTAAAAGTATCTGTTGTAGAAAATCTAAAGGATGCTTGGAGAAATATAGAAGCTACAGACTTAGAGTTTGTAAAACAAGAAACATTGGGTTTCTGTAAGAATCAAGTTATCAAAGAATCAATTATGCAATCGGTAGACTTATTAGAACAAAAGAAATATGATGATATAAAAGTTCTAATTGATGCTGCTATGAAAGCTGGTAGTGAAAGAGACTTAGGTCATGATTATATTATTTCATTAGAAGAGAGACTTACATCATCGGTAAGGAATACTTTACCTACACCTTGGGATTCAATAACCAATGTAATGGATGGTGGATTAGCTGGTGGTGAGTTGGGAGTATTGGTTGCTCCTGCTGGTATCGGTAAGACTTGGTGTTTACAATCACTAGCTGCACATTTAGTAAAGCAGGGTAAGACTGTAGTTCATTATACATTAGAATTGAATGAGGCTTACGTTGGACTAAGATACGATACAGTATTTAGTGGTACACCAACTGCTAATATAAAATACTATCAAGATGATGTACAGAAAGTTATTGATGGGTTAGATGGTAAGTTGATTATCAAATATTACCCAACTCGTTCTGCTTCAGTAAATACTCTGGCTGCTCATCTGAAACAAATGGAAATACAGGAAATCAAACCTGATGTTGTTATAGTTGATTATGCTGATATTCTAAAACCAACCACATTCTATAAAGAGAAGAGACACGCTACTGGTGAAACTTATGAAAATCTTCGTGGTATGGCAGGTGAATTTGATATTCCAATATGGACAGCATCACAGGCTAATCGTAGTTCACTGGAAGAAGAAGTAATTGATGCTAGTAAAGTATCAGAGGATTATAGTAAGGTTATGACAGCAGACTTTGTTATGTCGGTTAGTCGTAAGGTAGAGGATAAGATTGCTAATACTGGTAGGGTGCATGTAATCAAAAATAGATTTGGTGTAGATGGTATAACATTTCCTGCTGAAATTAATACGAATACAGGCAACATACAAGTATATGAATCGTCTACTGTCGGTGGAAAAGACACACAAGCAAAGATGGATAACAGTGAAGAATATCTAAGGAAAACTTTATCTCAAAAATACAAAGATTTAAATGGTTTTGAGTAATATAAGTTGATATATATTATAATTATGATTGTTAAGAAAATAAGTTTACAAGGAGTAAAGGGGTAAAATGGAAAAATTTAAGTTGTCGGAAAATTTTATAAGTAAGTATAAAAGGAAAAAAGCTCCTTTTGGTTTTAATGGTTTGGGTGAATTAGTTTATATGAGAACCTACTCAAGAATCAAAGAAGATGGAAAGAATGAAAGATGGTGGGAAACTGTACAAAGAGTCGTAGAGGGAACTTACTCTATGCAAAAGAATCATATTGAATCACATCAATTAGGGTGGAATGCGTGGCAAGCTCAAAAAAGTGCTCAAGATATGTATGAGCGTATTTTTACTATGAAGTTTTTGCCCCCTGGACGCGGTCTGTGGGCTATGGGAACTCCCATCACAGAAAAAAAGGGATTATACGCCGCCCTCAACAATTGTGCTTTTGTATCAACAAAAACAATCAAAGAAGATTACGCTAAACCTTTCTGTTTCCTTATGGACGCAAGTATGTTAGGTGTTGGCGTAGGATTCGATACAAAGGGCGCTGGTGAGATTATAGTAAAAGGGGTAGATAAGAACAAAGACGAACAAGTCTTTGAAATACCAGATACACGTGAGGGCTGGGTTGAGTCTCTTAGTCTTTTGTTGGAAAGTTACTTTCATGGAACTGCTTCTGTAAAATTTGATTATTCAAAAATAAGAGGTGCTGGTGAACCGATAAGTGGATTCGGTGGTGTTGCTAGTGGATATGAACCACTTGAAGAAGTTCACATAGAAATATCAAAAATATTAGAAAAGAATAGTGGAGAACCAATTACAATCACAACAATCGTAGATATAATGAATCTGATTGGTAAATGTGTTGTTGCAGGTAATGTTAGAAGAACTGCTGAGATTGTATTCGGAGACGCGGATTCAGAAGAGTATTTGGATTTGAAAAATTATAAAGTAAACCCACATAGGGAGCAATATGGATGGACATCTAATAATAGTATATTCGCAGAATTGGGTATGGATTATACTGCCGCTGCCGAACGAATTGTGGATAATGGTGAGCCTGGATTTGCGTGGTTAGATAATATGAGACAATACTCTCGTATGAAAAATGGTGGTGATAATAAAGACCACAGAGTTATGGGTGGTAATCCTTGTTTGGAACAATCATTAGAATCATATGAACTATGTTGCTTAGTAGAAACTTTTCCTGATAATCATGATGACTTCGAAGATTATGCGAGAACTCTAAAGTATGCTTATCTTTATGCTAAAACAGTTACATTAGGAAGAACTCATTGGTCAGAAACTAATAGAGTTATGCTTCGTAATAGAAGAATTGGATGTAGTGTAAGTGGTGTTGCTCAATTCATTACTCATAGAGGTCTTGATGAACTAAAAAGTTGGCTAAATAATGGCTACGATGTTATACAGGAATGGGATGGTATGTACTCTGATTGGTTTGCTGTACCAAAGTCAATCAAAACTACTTCAGTAAAACCATCAGGTACTGTTTCATTATTGGCTGGTGCTACGCCAGGTTTACATTATCCTGAAAGTAGATTTTATATAAGAAGAATAAGGGTTTCAAAACATTCAGAACTATTAGAACCTCTAAGAAAGGCTAACTACAAAGTAGAGCCCGCTTTTGGTTCAGAAGATACAACAATGGTTGTAGAAATACCTGTAGATGTAGGTGAGGGGATTAGGACAGCGGCTGAACTTTCGATTTGGGAACAATTCGGTTTAGCCGCTTTCTTACAAAGACACTGGGCTGATAATCAAGTAAGTTGTACAGTAACATTTGATCCAGAAACAGAAGCAAATCAAATTGCTCCTTGTCTGAATTACTTTCAATATCATCTAAAAGGTATTAGTTTATTACCAAGGCATGATTATGGTGCTTATCAACAAATGCCGTATGAAGCAATAGATGAAAGTGAATATAATAAACAGATGGGTGGGTTAGGAAAGCTTTCATTTGGTGTGATACATAAAGAAGAAGCAAATGTAGAGAAATTCTGCGATGGTGATTTTTGTGATGTAGAAATAATACCAACAACTGGTGATAATGACGATCAAGAATATGCAAATTAAAATCGCGGACAGGCACGGTACACACCTGTATAAAAATGTGTCTATTCATAAACAAAAGCAAGGAGACAGATTATGACATATCGTAATCTCATCACATTTCTAATGTTATCAGTAAGCATTGTCTTTGGACAAGCCGTAACTGGTTTCGTTGGAAGTGAAGAAGAACCACTTGTTGGAGCAAATGTAATAATAGAAGGTACAGACATTGGAGGCGTCACAGATGCTGAAGGTAAATTCGTAATCGAAACGGGTGCTGGTACTTTTGATATTACTGCTTCATACATCGGTTATATCTCATCAACTAAAAGTGTAGAAGTTGGAGATATAGTTGGGAGTGTTAGTTTCAATTTAGAAACTGATGTTGTTGCTCTCACAGCACTTGAGGTATTAGCTTCAAGAGCAGATGAAACAACACCTGTAGCTTACACAACGATAGATAAAGCTGAAATGGAAATCAGACTTGGTAGTCAAGATATTCCAATGATTCTGAATACTACGCCAAGTGTATATGCTACAAATCAAGGTGGTGGTGCGGGTGATGCCCGTATCAATGTTCGTGGTTTCAACCAACGTAATGTTGCTGTTATGATTAACGGAGTTCCCCAGAATGATATGGAGAACGGATGGGTCTATTGGTCTAATTGGGATGGAGTAGGTGATGCTACTTCCTCAATTCAGATGCAAAGAGGACTATCAGCCGTCAATCTAGCAACACCATCGATTGGTGGAACAATGAATATCATTACCGATCCTTCATCTCACGAAAAAGGTGGGAAGTTCAAACAGGAAATCGGTGAGGGTGGGTTTCTAAAAACCACCTTGAATTATAACTCAGGTCTAATAAATGATAAGTTAGCAATAAGTGGAACGATAGTTCGTAAAACTGGTGATGGTTTTATTGATGGAACTTGGACAGACGCTTGGGCTTATTATTTAGGTACATCTTATGCTGTATCAGATAAACAAAGATTTGAGTTATATGCAATTGGTGCCCCACAAAGGCACGGACAAAACCTGTACAAACAGAATATAGCAACTTACTCTCAAGACTTAGCTGGAAGTATCGATGGATACAATGATTCAGCTTATGTTGCGGGTGAGAAGTTTGAAACTGAAGCTGGTAGGTTTTATAACCAAAACGTAGCACCAATAAGTTCCGATTACAAAGGAAAACAGTATTGGTATATGTATGGAGATAAAACATCAGACAGATTTAGTCCCGACTTCCTAAATGAAAGAGAAAACTTCTTTCATAAACCACTTGTAAACCTAAACCATTTTTATGATATCAATGACGACATGAGACTAAGTTCTGTTGCTTATTGGTCTGGTGGTTCAGGTGGTGGAACTGGTACTTACGGAAGTGTCAGTAGAAAACCTGCAGTTGAGGGAGAAAGATGGTATGCATCTTCACCTTGGACTTGGGATTGGGATGGAGAAATTGCACAGAACTCTGCTAATGTAGATTCTGCTTTCTCTGATACCGAAAATCGTTCTACTGGTATTCTTCGTAATTCAATCAATAGACAAGATACTTATGGTTTAATCTCAAAGTTAAACTATGATGTATCAGACGCTCTTGAAATTCAAGTTGGTATTGATTGGAGAACTGCTGGTATAGAACACGCTAGAGAAGTTCGTGACTTACTTGGTGGAGACTACTATGTAGACTTTGCTGATAAGAATGCTCCTGATGGAAAAGTTGTTAGATTAGGTGATGAGATTGCTTATCACAATGAAACAACTGTCGATTGGTTCGGTGCTTTCTTACAAGGTAAGTATGATGCTGATAAGTTCAATCTTTATGGTATGGGTGGTATTTCAACCATTGGTTATACATATCAAGACCATTTCTCCGTAGAGAAAGAACTTGTTGAAGCAGACGCTATAACATCTTTCCAAGTAAAAGGTGGTGGTAGATATAATCTTGACGATAGATTATCTGCATTCGCTAATCTTGGATATGTTCAGAAACCGCCAATCCTTGATAATGTAATTTCTTATGATGGAACTGTATCTACAGATCCTGATAATGAGAAGTTCACATCAATGGAAATCGGTGGTGAGTATAATAGTGGTTTAGTATCCATTAAGGGTAGTTACTACAATACTCAATGGAAAGATAGAAACCTTACAAAATCTGTAAACACAGGTCAAGGTGATTCAGGTGATACTGATATCATTTATCTAACTGGTGTAAATCAAAGTCATAGTGGAGTAGAAGTAGAAACGAAAGTTGCTCTTCACGAAATGGTTGACTTAGATATAGTAGTTAGTGTTGGTGATTGGTATTTCGATGGAGACGCTAAAGGTGACTATACAGAGATGGAATATAACGATGACAACCAAATCATTGGACAAACATCTACAGAGTATGAATATGCTCTTAATGGTCTAATGGTTGGTGACATGCCACAAACTGCTTATGTTGGTGGATTAACTATTAAACCTATCGATGGATTAAGAATACAAGGTCTTTATAAGTGGTATGATAACCACTATTCAGATTGGAGTCCTGATTCTCGTGAGGTTGATGGTGATGCTGACAGAGCACAAGTATGGAAAACTCCATCTTATGGCAAGTTAGACTTACATCTATCTTACAAACTACCAGAGATTGGTGGTTTAGATATGACTCTTAGTGGTCATATGTTTAACGTTCTTGATGCAGTTTATGTTCAAGACGCTGTTGACAACAGTCAGTATAATGGGTTCGGTGACAAAGTTCACGCTCCCCATAACGCTGAAGTATTTCTTGGTTCTCCAAGACACTTCAACTTAGGACTTGCTGTCAATTTCTAAAGTAATTTGGGGGATTGAAATATATCCCCCTTTTTATTAAAAAAAGCCTTGACTTGTATAGGTTTTTGTTGTTATATTTACACATGATAAATTGGGAAATAATATAGTTGTATCAAAACATATTTTACGATAGAAGATTAAACACAATGCATGTTTGGGATGATAAATTCGGTCACCAAACATTTCGTTATAAGAAGTATGCATATACGAAAAGTAAAGCTGGAACTTACATATCTCTACATGGAGATAGATTAAAGAGAATTACGAAGTGGGAAAAAGAACAATCAGATTTATTTGAGTCTGATGTAAATCCAGAAATAAGAGTGTTGGTAGATAACTATACCAACTCAGACGATGTATCTACCAACCACCGTACAATGATATTTGATATTGAGGTGGAAGTTACTGATGGGTTTCCTGATGTAGTAAAAGCTAATAATAAAATAACAGCTATAGGGTTTAACGATCCACGAACAGATGAATATTTTTGTTATGTACTAGACACTAATGATAAACTAAAATTAGGTAAGACTAGAACTACATTAAATGGTAATGAAATTGTAGTATCATTTGAAGATGAGTATGACTTACTTAATTCTTTTTTCATGAAATATTTAGAAATAAAACCAACCATTTTAACAGGTTGGAATGTAGAGTTTTTTGATATACCATATCTTTATAATAGAGCTTGTCAAGTAGTCGGTAAGAATGTTGCGAATATTCTATCACCAATTCAGAATATACAATGGAGTGATTTTGGTACTGGTAAATATAAGATAGCTGGAGTTAGTACATTAGACTATCTACAACTGTACAAAAAATTTACCTTTAGTCAACGTTCATCATATCGATTAGATGCTATTGGTGATTTTGAAGTGGGTGAAAAGAAAGTAGCTTACGAGGGTACACTCAATGATTTATATGAAAATGATTTAGATAAGTTTGTTGAGTATAACTTACAAGATGTAAAACTAGTTAAAAAATTAGATGAGAAATTGGATTTCATAGAGATTGCACGAGGTATAGCTCATCTTGGTCATTGTCCATATGAAGATGTGTTTATGAGTTCTAGATATCTAGAGGGTGCAATACTAACATACCTCAAGAAGAAAGATATTGTTGCACCAAATAAACCTAAACGACCAAAAATGCTTTCCAATGATAAATTCGTAGGTGCTTATGTACAAGATCCACAAAGGGGTAAACATAATTGGGTATATGATTTAGATATTACATCCATGTATCCATCATGTATTATGTCTTTGAATATTTCACCAGAGACAAAGATAGGAAAAATTATTGGATGGAATCCACAAGAGTTTATATCTAAAAGTAACAAAAAGACTTACACTATAGAACAAAGTGGTAAGGAGATGGGTAAGTTTACCGAGAAAGAATTAGGTAATTTCCTAGATGGTCGTGATGTAGGTGTTGCTTCCAACGGTGTTATGTACCGTTCAGATAAAGATGGGTTGTTACCAGCTCTATTACATAAATGGTTTGATGAAAGGGTTGAGTATAGAAAACTATCTAAAAAATTTCATGAACAAGGTGAAAAAGATAAATCAAATTATTTTGATAGAAGACAATATCTACAAAAAATTCTACTAAATTCATTATATGGTGTATTGGGTTTACCATCATTTAGGTTTTATGATTTGGATAATGCTGAAGCAGTTACATACACAGGTCAAGCTTTAATTAAGTTTACTAAAAAGATATCTAATAGTTTTTATAATAGAGAACTTGGTGATACTAAAGACCATTGTATTTATATTGATACGGATTCAGTTTTCTATTCAGCAACACCAATAGTAAAGAAAAGATTTCCAACATTAAATATTAGAGATGAAGATAAGATGTCAAAGGCTATATTAGAAATAGCTGATGAGGTTCAGTTATATCTTAATAATAGTTACGATTACTTTGCTAAGAAGTTTTGTAACATAGACAAACATAGGTTTGATATTAAACAAGAGGTTATTGCAAAGAGTGGATTATTTGTTACCAAGAAAAGATATGGTTTAAAGATTATTAATGACAATGGTAAAAAGGTAAACAAGATGATGGTCAAGGGATTAGATACAGTTCGTTCTAGTTTCCCAACTGCTATGAGAGATATGTTAAGTAAACTCTTGGAAGATATTTTAATGGATGTTCCTAAAGACAAGTTAGATAAGTTTATTCTTAATTTCAAAAATAGTATGAAATTAATGGATGTAGATAAAATAGCTGTACCAACAGGTGTAAAGAACATAGAAAAGTATATTGATAAAGATAGGAAAGGATTTGCACCATATAAAAAAGGAACACCAATTCATGTTAAGTCTGCTATAGCTTATAATGACTTACTAAAACACTACAATCAAGACAAGAGATACGAAAAAATATCTAATGGTAGTAAGATAAAATGGGTGTATTTGAAGAATAATAGTCTAGGACTTGATACTGTTGCTTATAAGGGATATGAAGATCCACCAGAGATAATGAAGTTTATCAGAGACAATATAAATTCAAGTAAACTTTATAAACAAGCTTTAGAAAAAAAGATAATGATGTTTTATGAAGCACTTCGTTGGGATGAACCAACAGATGCTACAAAAACAATAGAAAGATTTTTTTGATTTTGGGAAAACAAACTACTATATATATATGTATATATGGTTATTAAACTAAGGAGTTATAATGAATAAAAAACGACTAAATCGTTTCATAAGTAAATATTATTTGAATGGTACAGTAAATTCTGTAGTTCTTAATAGTAAGTCTAATTCACAACAGTTATCTACTAGATTCATATCTGGTGATAAATCATTGTTGGGTGAGTTGGTAATGGATAAATGGAGTTTCGAAGATTCTGATATTGGTATCTATAATACAGAACAACTTGTAAAGTTAATGTCTGTAGTCGATGAAGATATTAATCTGTCGTTAACAAAATCAGGTGAAAAATCAATCGCTTTGAAAATAAGTGATTCATCATCTTCGGTAAACTATATGTTAACTGATACATCTGTCATTAATGAACCACCTACACTAAAATCTATTCCTGAATTTGAGTTGAACATAGATGTGACACCTCAATTCATTAATAAGTTTATTGCTGGTAAAGGTGCATTGGGTGAGACAGATAACTTTACAGTAATTACCGATGGTAGTAATGTAAAAGTTGTTATTGGACATTCTTCAGTTAATACCAATAGAGTAACTATACCAGTTACCACTACTAAAGTTGGTGATATTGATAATGTATCTTTTAATGCTAATATCTTTAAAGAAGTATTAAGTGCTAATAAAGAATGTGAAAGTGCTACACTTGAAGTTAGTAGTGAAGGGTTATCTCGTATCACATTTAAAATAGATGATTACACATCTACTTATCATCTAGTTGCTGTTCAAGACGTAGATTAATGTATCTTTCTTATTTTGATAAGTTCTATGACATGGAGCCTTATCTTGAAATAGATGAGAAAGAATGGGAATACATAAAAACTACCTTTGATAAAGAAGACGTAAAAGAAAGTTTAGCAAAGGTAGCTATGACATATGAGATTCCTTATGCAGAGATATCTAAGAAGGATGCTTACCGTGAATATCTAAAACTAAAAGGTATGAAACATACTGATATTTTAGTTGATGGTGAGTGGTTTGCACGTGAGGGAACTGAATACACTTACAATCTAAACTTTGAAAGTAAACAACAATACTTCAGAAGATTGAATGCTGGTAACAATTCTAGTAATTATTTCCAACAGAAAAACAGATGGTCAGTAGATGGTTCAGTTTCACCAGGTCCTCAAAGAACTTGGGAGAGTGAAAAGTTCATGACTAGTTTAATGGGTTCAGCTTACTCGTTAAAATTACCAAAGATAAATCGTAACGTACTTAGGACAATGATTGGTTTGAGAAAGTACATATGTGCTCAGTTCAAACCAAATGTGTCTAAGGTATTATATGACAAGTTACAAAGTAAAAACGTGTTAGACTTTTCAATGGGATGGGGAGATAGATTAGCTGGGTTCTATGCAAGTGAAACATCAGAGTATTATGTTGGTATTGATCCTCGTAAAGAGAATCATCCAATATACAAGGAACAATCAGAGTTCTATGACAAACACAAAACAATGTTTGAACCAAAGAAAAATACAGAATTTATTTGTAGTCCAGCTGAAGATGTAGACTTTACAAAATATAAAGATACATTTGATACGGTGTTTACATCACCACCATATTTTAATGTTGAACGTTATAGTTATGATGATACTCAAAGTTGGGTAAATTATAAAGAAATCAATGAGTGGAATGAACAATTCTTACATAAGACTTTGAAAAATTTATGGTGTTCTGTGAAAAGTGGTGGATACTTATTAGTAAACATATCAGATGTTTATTCTAGTTCTAAATCGTCTAAGAGTTGGTTGGAGATATGCAATCCAATGAATAATTTCTTATCAACATTTACTGATTCAGAGTATCAAGGTTGTATTGGAATGGAACTAGCAAAAAGACCAAATAGTGGTGGTGCTGGAACAGCTAAATCAGAGGACTATACAAAAGAAGCTTTAAAGAAAACAGAAGAAACAAAAGACAAAACATTTTGTGAACCAATTTGGATATGGAGAAAAATTTGAGTAATACATTATGGGTAGAAAAGTATCGGCCTAATAACTTAGACACTTACATTGGGAATGAACATCTCAAAGATAAAGTGTCTGCTTACCTTGAGAGTGGAGACTTACCACACCTTTTACTATACGGAAAAGCCGGTACTGGTAAAACCACTCTCGCTAAAATACTAGTCAAGAACATAGAATGTGATTATCTATACATCAATGCTTCTGATGAAAACAATGTAGAAACTGTTAGGACAAAGGTTAAGAACTTTGCTTCCACGATGGGTTTCAAGGATTACAAGATTATAATCTTAGACGAGTGTGATTACGTGACACCTAATGCACAAGCTGCTCTTCGTAATCTTATGGAGACATTCTCTAAACATTGTAGATTCATTCTAACTTGTAATTTTGTGGAAAGAATAATTGACCCGATACAGTCTCGTTGTCAATCGTTTCAGATAATACCACCATCAAAGAAAGAAGTTGCAAAACATACACACGACATCTTATTAAAAGAAAATGTAATGTCTGATATGAATGACTTGAAAGTTCTAATCGATAGTGGTTATCCTGATATCCGTAGAGTCATCAATGCTGCTCAGAGAAACGTGGTTAAGGGTAAGTTGAAGTTAGACACCACGAGTATTATACAGAACGATTACAAATTAAAGTTGTTAAAGATTTTAAAAACACAAGATAAAAAAAATGGATTCAAGGAAATCAGACAACTTTTATTAGATAATAAGATTACAGACTTTGCTGATTTGTTTAGATTGCTATATGACGAGGTAGATGATTGGGGTAAAGGTTATGTAGCAGAATGTATTTTGATTATAGCAAGATATGAACTATCAGATGGACAAGTACCAGATAAAGAAATAAATGCTATGGCAATGTTAATAGAATTATTAGGAGTGATAAAATGAGTACAAAACCATTGAAACCAATAAAACCACCACAAAAACAAATAAATATCAATGATACTGAATCATTGAAGTGTGATGACTGTAGTAATTATTTGTTTATCAAGTCATATTTTATAAGAAGAATATCAGCTCTGATGTCACCTAACGGACAAGAAGCTATGATACCGATAGAAGTTTTCAGTTGTGGTAACTGTGGTAAAGTTCCAGATAACATGATGCCAAAAGGTGATGAGTAAAAATACTAGTGCCGGTAAAGGTGATAAACTAAGAAGGGGAATAACTCAAGATGAGTGGGAAAAGAAATGGGAAAAAATCTTCGGTAAAAAAGAAGAGTCTGTTCGACCACATAAATCAAATAACAACAGTTCAAAATCCTAATTATTGGGAAGAGATTTCAGTAGAAGATAAGAAGTCATTCTCAAATTATATGGTAAATAGATTTTTATCTATGAAACCAGAGTGGATAGAATTGGTAAATGAATTACAAAAGTATAACTTAAAACCAAAAGAGTTATATAAACTATATACTAATGTATTACCAAAAGGTAAACGTTGGTTAAAATATACAAAAGGGAGAAACGATATGGATCGTCCAGAATGGTTAATAAATATTGTAAGAGATTATGATAAGTGTGGTAGAAGAGAAGCTAAAGAATACATAGATATGTTAATGTTAACAGAAGGTGGTATGATGGAGTTGGGAGAGTTATCTAGAAAATATGGGATAGAACCAAAAAAAATAAAATTAGCTGGTTTAGATGTTGTTGGTAGTATTAATACCGGAAATTTATAAAAAAAAGTACTTGACTTGTATACACTTTTCTGTGTATATTTAGATATAAATTGGAGAGAAATATGAAGGTTATAAATGATACACCCAAAGGAACAGTTAAGAATGATGTTGATGTAATATCTTATATGGAAAAAAAATATCCTGAGATGACATCAGAGTTCAAGAAAATACAACAAGAACAATATGAATTGTTTCTTCACAAACAACATGATTATGGTCCTCAGAATATTGCTGTAGGTCAGATGTTAGTTGATGAAGAAGAAAAAAGACTATCTCTTATGGGTATTTGGTTTAGGATTAACGATAAAGTAGAACGTATCAAAACCATACTGATGAGAGGCGATAATGGTTCACTCAAAGGAGAAGGTTTGGTAGATAGTTATAGTGATATTTCAAACTATGGAGTTATGGCACAAGTCGTGGCTAGAGGAAAGTGGGCTAAGTGAAGAAAATAAGTTACAGTCAATATAATCAATGGGTATCATGTCCATACAAATGGAAGTTAAATTATATAGAGAAAAAAGGTGTATGGACAGATAGTATACATACTATGTTCGGTACTTCAATGCATGAGGTTCTTCAGACATATCTCACTATAATGTACAATGATACTGCTAAGATGGCAGATGCTCTTCCACTAGAAAAGATGTTATTAACAAGAATGAGACGTAATTACCAACAGATATTGGAGAAGAATGGCGGTGAAGTTTTCTGTGAACAAAAAGATATGGAAGAATTTTACTCTCACGGTTTAATTATATTAGAATGGTTTAAGAAAAACAGAAATAAATATTTTAGTAAGAAAGGTTACGAACTAGTTGGTATAGAAGTTCCTATAAACTATGACTTACCGAATGATATTAAGTTTATTGGTTATATGGATGTTGTTATGTATAATAAGGTTAGAGATAGATATAAGATAATTGATATTAAAACATCTACAATGGGTTGGAACAAGTATCAAAAGGCTGACAAGACTAAGACAGACCAACTACTTTTATACAAACACTTCTATGGTGCAGAAAAAGATATATCATTAGATAAGATTGATGTAGAATACTTTATTGTAAAGAGAAAATTGTATGAGGGATTAGACTTTCCTCAACGTAGAGTTCAGACGTTCAGTCCAGCTAGTGGCAAACCTAGTGTCAACAAAGTTATAACTAATCTAAATCAATTCATAGACCAGTCGTTTATTGATGGAGAATATAATACAGACCATACTTATATTAAGACACCATCAAAGAAAAATTGTAAGTGGTGTGAGTTTAATCAAACAGAACATTGTGATTCGGGAGTAAAGTGATGCAAAGAACTATGAGAGTACGAATTAAGTTATCGGATTTTATAGATACTGAATATGAAGATGATGTAATGAACTCAATTAGTAAGGTTCATTCAGATTTACAATCTCTTATTTTATTACATCTGTGGTATAAAGAAGGCGACGATATAAAGTTAAAAGATTTTTTAATGAGGTGGGAAGATAAGTTACATTTCAAAACTATAGTAAAAGAGGGAACTAATGTAACTTCAGATGAATTTATATTCTTTGACATCTTACCAATTGAAGAGAAACATGAAGTGTGGTCTAGATTTACTTATCAGTATGGAGATAAAGCAAATATTGTAAATGGATTAAAAGAACTGTACGATTGTGTAAAGTTTATAACATCAGACAAACCGAACAAGAGACAAAAAAGGAATGACTACGAGGATTAAAATAGGTATAGTTGGAAGTAGGAGCTATACAGACAAAAAGAAAATAAAAGATTTAATATTTGAGATAAAAGAAAAGTATGGAGATGAAGTTGAAATAGTAAGTGGTGGACAAAGAGAAGGTGCTGATGGCTTAGCTAAGAAGTTTGCATTAGAGTTCGATATGAACTACGTAGAGTTTCCCCCATCACACTACAGTCATAATATGCATTGTATTAGACCAAGAGGAGAATATAGTAAACCATATTACATTTCCAATTACTTTAAAAGAAATAAACAGATAGCAGAATACTCAAATATTATAATAGCATTCATACCAAGTGGAATTGAGTCAAGAGGAACAATGGATACGATACGACATGGTGAGAAGCTAAAAAAAATGATTAAAATAATAAATTAGTATATATTTATATATGTATATACAAGAGGTTTTATATGAAATACAAATTAACATCGGTAAAATTATTAGAAGATTTATACAAAAGGTTTAAGTATAATGTAGTGTCTGATGAATTTACATTACAAAAACTAGTGAATAGGTCTATGGATTTATATCTTATGGACAATGAGTTCAAAACACAAATACACGATTGGAAAAATCTAAAACCAAGTGGGAGTCGATTATGAAAAAAAATATTTACAATGCTTTAGAACGATACTTTGTAGGTCAGATTGAAAAACACAGAGCTAATGTGACAATTCATGCTAATAATCCAACGGGGGTAGCTGAACATTCAGACCACATAGAAACAATAGAAAAAGAATTGGGTGCTATGGCTGAGTGGGATGATAAATTACAAGTACTTAGAAGTTATTTTAGAGATGGAGTTAAAGATAAAGAGGTTATAAATGGCTAAGAAAAAGATTTTATTATTATCAGATGATTTAAGAATGTCATCTGGTGTTGGTACGATGTCAAAAGAATTTGTTTTAGGTACGTTACATCATTATGATTGGGTTCAAGTCGGTGGTGCTATAAAACATCCTGATGCGGGTAAGATTATTAATATGAATGATTCAGTTCGTAAAGAAACTGGTGTTCAAGATGCTAGTTTAACTATATATCCTATTAGTGGATATGGTAGTCAAGAAATAGTTCGTGATATTATTGATAGAGAAAATCCAGATGCCATATTACACTATACAGATCCTAGATTTTGGGGTTGGTTATATGATATGGAACATGAGTTGAGACAACATATTCCAATATTTTATTATAACATATGGGATGATTGGCCAGCTCCACAATACAATGAAAACTTTTATGAGTCATGTGATTTGATTATGAATATAAGTAAACAGACAGTATCGATTGTGAAAGAAGTTGCTAAGAAAAAACCAAGAACAGATTGGGATAACACTTACATACCACATGGTATAGACGAAAAGATTTTTCATCCTGTAGATAAATTTAGTGATGAATATAAGAATATTAATTCAATGAGAAAACAATTAACAGATGATAATGTTGAATTTATTGTATTTTATAATAATAGAAACATTAGACGTAAATTACCTGGTGATGTTATTTTAGCATTCAAACATTTTTGTGACCAATTATCAAAAGAACAAGCAGAAAAGTGTTGTTTATTAATGCATACTCAACCTCGTGATGAGAACGGTACAGACTTACCAGTTGTGGCCAATACAATAGCACCAGATTATAAGGTATATTTTAGTGACCAAAAATTAACTGCTGAACAATTAAATTATTTGTATAATATGGCTGATGTTACAATTAACATGGCATCTAATGAGGGTTTTGGATTGGGTACTTGCGAATCTCTAATGGCTGGTACACCAATTGTAGTAAATGTTACAGGTGGATTACAAGACCAATGTGGGTTTAGATTGAATGATAAGTTCGTTACATACAAAGATTATGATGAAATTAAATCGTTTCATGATGATAGAAAGTGGAAAGATAACGAAGATTTAACTTGGGGTAATTGGGTTAAACCAATTTGGCCATCTAATCGTTCACTTCAAGGTTCAATACCAACACCATATATTTTTGATGATAGATGTAGATGGGATGATGCAGGTGATGCTATAAAACAATGGTATGATGAAGGTGAAGAAAAAAGAGAAGAGTATGGACTAGAAGGTCACGAATTTGTAATGGGTGATGAATCGATGCAGAGTTCTAGGTGGATGTGTAAAAATTTTATAGACCACATGGATACCGCATTTGATAAATGGACACCACGTAAACGTTATAGTATTTTTAAAGCTTAGGAGTTATAATGAGTAAACCGTTATGTTTAGTTACAGCACCAGTTGCTACGAGAAGTGGTTATGGAGCTCACAGTAGAGATATATGTAGAGCCCTAATCAAGTTAGATAAATATGATATAAAGATATGGTCAGTACGATGGGGTAATACTCCAATGAACGCTTTGGATAAAAGTGATGACAATGATAAGATGATTATAGATAGATTGTTATCAAATCCTCAATTAGAAAAACAACCAGAAATACATATTCATATTGTCATACCAGTAGAATTTCAACCACTTGCAAAGTTTAACATTGGTATTACCGCAGGGTTAGAAACAACAGCGTGTCCACCCGAGTGGATTCAAGGTATGAATAAAATGAATATGAATATTGTTCCGTCTAATTTTGTTAAAAATGTATTATCTGAAGTGAAGTTTGATATTCAAGATGAGAAGACAGGTCAAAATCAAGGTGTTCTTAGAAATGAAAAACCAATAGAGGTTTTATTTGAAGGAGCTGATACAAATATCTATAAAAAGACAAATGAATTTACACAGGATTTTATAAATCAAATGGAAAATATAGATGAAGATTTTTGTTTTCTATATGTAGGACATTGGTTACAAGGTAGGATAGGTCAAGATAGAAAAGATACTGGTATGATGTTAAAAGTATTTTGTGAAACGTTTAAGAATATGAAGAAACAACCAGCACTTATAATGAAAACCAGTTCTGCTAGTTTTTCTGTTATTGATAGAGAAAATATGTTAACTAGGATAAACAACATAAGAAATGAAATAAATGGTAAATGTCCAAATGTATATTTAGTACATGGGGACTTTACAGATGAAGAGATGAACGGATTATATAATCATCAAAAGGTAAAAGCACATATATCGTTCACACATGGTGAGGGATTTGGTAGACCGTTACTTGAAGCGAGTATTAGTGGTAAACCAGTCATCGCTTCACGTTGGAGTGGACAAATGGACTTTTTAGATAAACACGCTATATTATTAGAGGGTACTATGGAAACTGTACAAAAGGGTTCTTTTCCAGATCAGTTCTTTGTAGAAGGTTCGCAATGGTTTACGGTAAATTATCAGAAAGCTTCTAAGACTCTTAGAACGGTGTATCGTAGTTATAAGAAATATCTAACCGAGTCTAAAAAGTTATCCATTAGAAATTCTAAAAACTTTTCATTGGATAAAATGACTATAGATTTGGGAAATTTATTAGATAAATACATTCCAGATTTTCCTGAAGAAGTAAAGTTAAAGTTACCAAAGTTAAAAAAAGTAGGTGGTACAGAACCAACAAAAATAAAATTACCAAAACTAAAGAAGGTATAATATGGAAAGAGTAATAGATTGTCCAGTTTGTTATAACACAGATAATTGTTTTGAAGAGGTGCAAGAAACATTTAGTTCATATTTATGTTTTAATTGTGGGTTTATGAGTGATTCTAGGTATGAAACAGGTGGTCTTCATTTAATTGAAAATCTAAAAACATCTCCACAGCTTGTAAGAGATTCTCAGTTTAAAGACAAAGATAGAAATATCACTTGGTTTCCATCTGTAATTAATATGGGTACATTGGGTATGATTTATCCAGAAGGAACTAGTAAAGCATATGTTTGGAAATATGCAAAGATTGTAAATATTCCTGAACAAGAACGAGTTAATTTCAATAATTATAGTCAAAGATTGGATGTAGAGGGTGCTGAAACTTTTGAACAACAAGACTTTATGGGAGCATGTAAAGCAATGGGAATAACTCAAAGAGTAGATAATGTCTAAACTAGTATACACTTGGGGAAAGGTACAAGCTGGTGACATAATATCATTTAGATATAAAGGAAAAAAACCAATTGGTACTCTAACAACAGTATTGGTATTCAATCCTAGACTACCGTACATTAAAAAAGATGGAAACAAAACATTTCATTTGATTGGATTGAAGTTAGAAGACAAAGGAATTATTCCCATAATAAAAAACAAACCAATGTTAGTTCAGTTATTGGAGAGGGTTGGTAATATAGAAGTCGTTAGTGGAGACGACCAAATTTACAGAGTTCAAATAAAAAATGTTGGTAATCGTGGTGTAAGAAAGACTGTTTATAATAAGTTAAAAAAATACATAGAAAGATATAGTGTGTACAGAACATATGATTATATGGAAGCTAAAAAGTCACAAGTATTTTTAGAACCAATATCATTTCCAAAAGAATTTAGAGAGGCATTGATTGAAGGTTAGTTACGGTATTACAGTTCACAATGAAGTTGAAGAACTGATTAAGTTATTAGAAGTATTAAATAAGAATATAGATAAAGAAGATGAGATAGTTGTTTGTGTTGATGGTGATGACGAAAAAGTCGAAGCTGTATTAGGTGAATATTTATCTGAAAATAGAGCCATAGTTTACAAAAGAAAACTTGATGGTAACTTCGCAGAACATAAAAATTCAGTTATAGAAAAGTCAAGTGGTGATTATATCTTTCATATAGATGCAGATGAATACCCAAACGAAATATTAATACAACAATTAAAACAAATATTAGAAATAAACGATGTTGATTTGATTTGGATACCAAGAGTGAATACAATTGATGGTATGACACAACAAGATATACAAAAATGGGGGTGGAAAGTTACAGAAAATGGTTGGGTAAATTATCCTGATTATCAGTCTAGGGTATTTCGTAATCATGAAAGTATAAGATGGACACGACCATTACATGAGTTGATTAGAGGAGCAAAAACATATGCACACTTACCACCACATGAAGAGTTGAGTTTATATCATCCTAAAACAATAGAAAAACAAGAAAATCAAAATATGTTTTATAATCAAAATTTCAGTAAAGAGTTGAATGTAAGAAGATGATAAAAATAAAATTATACGAATTAGAAGTACATAGAAATGAAACTACATTTAGACCATTTATTATGGCTCAAAATATATTTAAAGATGTTGGTATAGAATTTACAAACTCTGATGATTATGATTATGCATTCGTTGGTCAAGCTAGTATTATAGATAAGAAAAAACCATTGAGACAATCTGTAGATGAGGGATTAGAGTTCCTATCTAAAATTACAGGTGATTATATGATTGTAGATGGACAAGATGCTACAACATTGATAGGAACAATAGATGTATTTAGAGAATCAAATGCTTTATTATTTCTAAAGAATAGTTACTTAAAAGATTTTGATTTGTATAAACAAGGTTGGGCTAATGGTAGATATTATTGGGGTGAGGGTGATTATAAAGTCACAGATATTGATGACTTAAAACCAAGAATGAAGTTAACTGGTTGTAATTGGTTACATACAGTTACTCCAAATTGGACAGACTATACCACAGAAAAAAAATATGACGTATCTTGTATGTTTGGATATCCAACTAAAACACCCGTTTACGAACATGATATCTGTCAAACCGATTATTACGATCCTCATAGAAAAACATTAATGGACACTCTTGGAGATAAATATAAAATAGCTGGTTTGGTAGATGGTGAACGTATTCCAATAGAAGAATATTATCAAAAAATGTATGATTCAAAAATTACTATGGCTCCACTAGGCTACGGAGAAATGGCACCTCGTGATTTGGAGTCAGCAATGTTTGGTAGTGTTTTAGTAAAACCTAATATGAATTATATAACATCAGAACCATTTATATATGAAGACGATATAACTTATATAGCAGTTAATTACGATTGGTCAAATTTAGAAGAAAAGGTAGACTACGTATTATCAGATTATAATAATATTAGAGAACGACTTGTTCAAAATATGAAGAGTCAATTTATAGAAAAGTATAAGTTAGAAAATTTAGTTATACATATGTATGATGTATTTAAAAACTTATCAGATGTTGAAGGGGAGTAACTTATGATACCTTTATTTAAAGTTTTTATGTCTGATACTGCTTCGATAGAATCGAGTAAAGTATTGGAGAGTGGGTTTATAGGTCAAGGACCTGTAGTTGATAATTTTGAAAGTGATTTAAAAGAGTGGTTTCAGATAGATTATTTATTAACAACTAATAGTGCTACTTCAGCAGAACATTTAGCATTTCATATGTTAAAAAAACAAAGTGATAACGTTAAAATATTTGATGGTGCTGGTAGTTATAACAGTCATTGGTCAGGATTAAAAGATGGAGATGAGGTGTTATGTACACCATTAACTTGTACAGCTACTAATTGGCCTGTCTTAGCAAATAACTTTAATATAAAATGGGTTGATGTAGACGAGAATACTCTTAATATGAATCTTGATGATTTAGAGAGGAAAATAACACCAAATACCAAAGCAATTTATTTAGTACATTGGGGTGGATATCCTGTTGATTTAAATAGGGTGAGAGAATTACAGTTACAAACCGAAAGAATGTATGGATTCAAACCAGTAGTTATTGAGGACTGTGCTCACGCATTTGGTTCAGAATATAACGGTAAAAAAATAGGAACACATGGTAATATATGTACATTTAGTTTTCAGGCTATAAAACATTTAACGTCTGTTGATGGTGGTGTGTTAATAGTTCCACATAAGGAACTATTTGATAGAGGTAAGTTATTAAGATGGTACGGTATAGATAGAGAAAATACAAGTAGAAAAGATTTTAGGTGTGAAGAAGATGTTAAGGAGTGGGGTTTTAAATTTCACATGAATGATGTTAATGCGGCTGTTGGTATAGAAAATTTAAAACTTGTAGATAAAAACATAGCTATACATAAATCTAATGGTACTTATTATAACGAACATTTAAAAGATGTAGATGGTGTAACAGTATTAGAACATAGTATAGATCGTAGTTCTTCATATTGGATTTATACTATAAGAGTAGAGAGACAAGCTGATTTCATGAAGATGATGGCTGGTAAGGGTATAATGGTAAGTAGAGTACATGAACGTAATGACCAACACACTTGTGTTTTAGAATATAGAAGAAATCTACCAACATTAGATAGAGTGGTTAAAGAAATGATTTGTATTCCTGTTGGATGGTGGGTGTCAAAAGAAGATAGAGAGTATATAGTTAATTGTATAAAAGAGGGTTGGTAGTGGTAGGTTGGAATGAAGACATAAAAAAAGATTTAAAGTATTGTGGTGAGAATGTATTCATTGGTAATAACGTAATATTTACCAATCCTGCAAATGTTTTTATAAATGATAATGTTAGGATAGATCCATTTTCTCTTATTACGACACAGTTAGAGATTGGCAGTTATGTTCAAATATGTTCACATACTGTATTGGGTGGTGGAAAACATCAGAAAATAACATTAGGAGATTGGACTTTTATTGGATATGGTAGTAAACTATTCTGTTCATCAGAAGATTATAGTGGAGAACATGGACCAGTAAATGAATTTTGGGGTAGTAATAAAATATTTAGAGGTGATATTACATTCAATGATTATTCAGGTATTGCATCGGATGTCATGGTATTCCCTAATGTTAATATTCCAAGAGGATGTACAGTTGGAGCTAAGAGTTTTATTTACACTAAAAATAATTTAAAAGAATGGAGTGTTTTTATAGGTAATCCTGTTGAATTTCATAAAGAACGAAACAAAGAGAATATAATAAAGTATTCCGTAGATACTACATGGTTAAAATGATAGATTATAAAACAGATTTTAATGGTACAGACATACCTTGGGTAGAATCTCCATTTTTTTATGACCTTTTAGAGACAAAACCTCTTAGTGAAGAAGAATACAATCTAGCTAAACATTATCATGAAGAAGGTTATGTTATTTTAGATTTAAATCTAAGTGAAAAATTTATCAAAGAAACCATATTAGAAGTTGATAATAAAGTTAGGAGTAATAGTTTTAAATCACAAGAATCTGGTTATCATTATTCAAAACATCCAAGATTATTTGAAGCATGGAAATGGAGTAATCATGTTTTAGAGTTGACAAAAAATAAGAAAGTTCTTGATACATTAAAATTTTTATATAAAAGAAATCCATTACCATTTCAGACTATTAATTTTGTTGGGGGTGCTCAACAACCATTGCATAGTGACACAATTCATTTTTCATCTATCCCACAAAGGTGGTTGGGTGTATCTTGGATTGCATTAGAGGATGTTGATGAGGAAAATGGTACACTAATGTATGTACCAAAAAGTCACAAGCTACCAATATTTGAATTTTCAAACATAGGGATTGAAGTTCCTAAATACGGTGAACAATTTGATGCATACTCCAAGTATGAAAGTTTTATTAAACAAATGGTAGAATCTAAGGGATTGGAAATAAAGACGTTTACTGCTAAAAAAGGTCAAGCTCTTATATGGTCTGCTAATTTATTACACGGTAGCGTACCTATAGCAGACGAGAATAGAACACGGTATAGTCAAGCTACTCATTACTATTTTGATGGGTGTAGTAAATACTACAGTCCGATGTTTTCTGATACGTTGAGGGGTAATGTTTCGGAAAAAGATTTAACAGAAAAAGATATAATAAATCATGAAATTAAATTGTAAAATATCTGGTATAGGTTCTTATTTTCCAAATAAAATCATTACCAATACAGATTTAATAACTAATACAACTGATGAGTGGATTAGAGATAGGTTGGGAATACATCAAAGACACATCGTAGATGGAGAGTTATCATCTGATTTGGGTTACAAGTCATCTCTAATAGCACTGAGAAATGCTAAGTTAGATATAAATGATATTGACTTGATTGTTACAGTAACATCAAGTCCAGATAGAATATCTCCATCAACAGCATGTATCATACAAGACAAGTTAAATCCAACAAAACCAATACCTGCTTTTGATTTGAATGCAGTTTGTAGTGGATTTTTATATGCAATGGAACTTGTTACACCATTACTTACCAAGTATGAAAATATTCTAGTCATTAGCACAGAGACTTATTCTAGGTGGACAGATTGGGATGATAGAAATAGTGTTTTCTTTGGAGATGGTTCTGCTTCTGTAGTTCTACAAAAGAGTAATACTGGTTGGTATAGTGGTGATATATTTGCTGATGGTAAAGGTAAAGAAAACTTCACTATAAAACATGGTGATACTATGTTTAAGATGAATGGTACTGAAGTATATAAGGTAGGAACAAAAGTGTTACCACAATCAATAAAAGATGTTCTTAGAAAACTTGACATGGATATTAGTGAAATAGATTATTTTGTTCCACATCAACCAAGTTACAGAATATTATTTAAAACAGCAGATACAATTGGGTTACCTAAAAGTAAAATTATGATGAACATGGATAAGAGAGGAAATACAGCAGGAGCATCAATACCAACCGTATTGAGTGATTTGGTAGGTAATAATGTTTTAGAAGATGGAGATAAGTTGTTGTTTGCAGCTGTTGGTTCTGGTTGGACTTGGGGAGCAGGAGTTATGTCATGGGAAAACTAGTTGTTTTTGGTGGTAGTGGTGGACTTGGAAGTAAGTTAGTTGGTGGTTTAAATAAAGATTATGATGTTATGTCACTTAGTTCAAAAGATGTTGATGTTACTAACTTTGACGAGGTAAAGGATTTCTTCAGTAATAACAAAGTGGAGAGTGTACTTAATTTAAGTGGTTACAACTATAATATGATTCTACATAAATACACTAAAGATAAATCAATTGAAGTAAAAAAACAAATAGAGATTAATATCGAAGGTAACTTGAATATATTAGCAAATTGTTTACCAAGTATGAGAGAGAATAAATATGGTAGAATAATTTTGATATCATCTATTTTATCATCAAAACCTGTAGTTGGTACTTCGGTATATTCAGGTTGTAAAGCATTTATAGATAATCTAGTAAAAACGTGTACAGTTGAAAACATACGATATGGTGTAACATGCAACTCAATACAACTTGGATACTTTGATGGTGGTATGACTTATGAAATTCCTGAAAGTGTTAGGGATAATTTTAAAAAAAATATACCATTGAAGCGGTGGGGAAAAATAATTGAATTAGAGAATACAATTAGATACTTAATTAATACAGAGTATGTTAGTGGTTTTAATATGAAAATAAATGGAGGTTTAGACTTTTGATAATATGTGAAACTATAGGTGGTTTAAACGATAGGTTAAAGTTTTTAATATCTGCTATGAGATCGGATAATCATATAAAGTTAATATGGTCTACACAATTAGAACATAAGACTTCTGTTTGGTTGTGGTGTACTTTTGAAGACCTGTTTACTAATGATTTTGAAGTATTTAAAACCAAAACAGATTGTATAAAAAAATATGGTTCAAAAAATGATGTTTTTTCAGGTTCATGTTTTGCTAAAGTTGAAAAGGATGATATTGAATTAAATAAAATGTCTGTAGTGGATTCTACGTTTATTGTACCAAAAAAACAAAAAGACTCTGTATTAAAACAGATAAATAAATTAAGACCAGTAGAATATATACGGAATGTAGTTGATGAATTTAAGTCTAAATTTGATGAAAACACTATAACATTTAGTATAAGAACTTTCATGGATGCTGAAAGAAATCATCATTCTAATGGACAATATTTTAATATAGATGCTATTTTTAAAAAAATGGATTCGTATAAAAATAAAACCTTTTTTGTTACGTGTGACCATCAAGAAACATTTGACAAAATTTTTGACAGGTATGGTGATAGAATTATACATACACCAAAAAGAACACATTTTGGAGATTATAAAACACTAGAGGGTATTCAAGATTCAGTTGTTGATTTATTTCTAGGTGGTCAAACCAATCATTTGGTATTTACCAGAGGTAGTGGTTTTTGTGAAATGCAATGGTGGTTCGGTGGTTGTAAAACATCTTTAGAAAGTATAGACGCACATGGGAGTAGACTATGAGTAAGAAAGTTATAATATTTGGACCTTGGGTTGGTGAATTTAGTTATGAACTAAGTTGGTGGAATCCAGAGTGTAGAAAAGTAAAGAATGATAATTTCAAAGATTACTATGCAGTTCATTTAGGATTTAATGGTAGAAAAGTTATGTATAGTGATTTTATAGATGAATATATTCCTCACCCTACAGAGTTAGAGGAGACATTACAATTCCCAGCTACATATGGAGAACACATCAATGGACAAGATATAATACCAAAAAGTTTCATGGAACATTTAAATGAAGTTGTTAGTGATTTTAAGAAGAGAGGGTTTACAGAGATTTCAGTTCATAAACCAAAGGACATACCTATTACTAGAGAGCGATGTTTAGAAGATTATCCATATGGTGATTACGTACACTATACGGTAGATGATGACATTCAACGTGATGTAGTATCTAGGATAAATAATTATTTCAATAACGACAACCCTACTATATTTCTTATGGCACGTACAAGAACACGACATGGTAATAGATGTTACTTAGATTGGAATCCAGATAATTGGCCTGTATTTACTAAGAGATTGATTGAAGAACTTGGAGTTAATATCATATCATTATCAATTAAAACACAAGGAAGTAGGGGTGGTTCAAAAGGGTTAGCAGGACATGAGTTGTTTACAGACTTACAACATAAGATAATGAATTTTGAATTGGAGAAAGATGATTCAGATTCATTTGAAAAACAATTAGCTATATTAAAAAATACTAAATGTAGTATTTATGGAGCTAGTGGTGCTGCAGTTGTTCCGTTTTTTGTAAATACACCTACGTTTACCCAACAAACAAAAGAAGAGGGTTTTCGCCTTGAATTAGGATGGGAAAGAAAATTAATGGATTTTAAACACTTTAAGAATTTTGACAAATATCACAATAGTGAAATATATGATTCATCAGTTGATGAACTGTTTACAGAGTTTTTAAGTTTTTATAAGGAGTTATAATATGAAAATTAGAGAAAGTATGTTACCAGTTTTAGGACCTAAAGGTGGTAAAGAGGAAGTTCAAGCTCTTCAAGAGGTTATTGAAAGTGGATGGTGGGGTAAAGGTCCTAAAGTAGCAGAGTTTGAAGAAAAATTTGCTGAGATGGTAGGACATAAGTATGCAGTAGCTGTTACAAGTGCTTCACATGGTCAAGATTTAGTTATGAAAGCTTTGGGGTTAAAGGGTATAGATGTAATTAATCCAACAATATCATTTATAGCAACAGCTATGATACCATTATGGAATGATTTTACTTCTAATATAGTTGATGTGTTACCAGATACTATGTGTATAGATCCACAAGATGTTGAAAGATATAAAAAACCAAATAGTGAAGTTTTAATATCAGTTAACCAAGCTGGAGTACCAGCAGACTATGAAGGACTACGAAAAGTATTCGGTGGGTTTATACTAGAAGATACTGCACATAGTTGCTACACACCAGGTGCTGGGTTAGGTGGAGATGCTGCAGTGTGGTCATTTCAAGCTGTGAAGACAATGCCATGTGGGGATGGTGGAATGATAACAACCAACGATAAACAATTAGCCGATAAGTGTAGAGAGATGACTTGGTTTGGAGTTTCATCAACTTGGAGTAGGTCACAAGGTGCTAGTGGTAAACCAGGTTATGCTTGGGATTATCAAGTAGATTTAATTGGTTACAAATATTATATGATTGATATTATGGCTGCTATTTGTTTAGAACAGATGAAGAAACTACCAGAACATTTAAAGTTTCGTAGACACGTTCAAGAAAGATATAAAAATGAATTACATCCAATAATAGAAAGACCACCACATTCAGAAACAGTTCAGTATTATTGTGCTAAAGTTCCACCAGAACATAGAGATACCTTAATTGATTATTTGGCTGATAAAAAAATACATACATCAGTTCATTTTAAACCATTACATAAGTACACACCATTGGTACAGAATAGAGAGTATCCTGTTGCAGATGTAGAGTGGTTAAAATTAATATCATTACCTGTACATAATAGAATGGAAGAGTCTGATATTGATTATGTAATTTATTGGGTAAATAAGTACTTTGATGAGGTTGTATAATGTATTTAGACCTATATAAAATAGAAGGAACTGTTAACTTGGATTCAAATCCATGTTTTACAAATCCAAACACATTTCCAAAATTTCAAGAGGGTTTAGAAATATTTAAAGAACATATGATATCTTTAGTTTTTGAGAACGACAGTAACACAGGAACTACATTTTATAAGTTTGGTGATGGAGATTATTATTTTTTAAAAAAACAAGCTGTTGGAAGTGCTGCACCAGGTGCTAGAGCTTTAAGTGTTCCATTTGATAGTATAAACCATGATGAGTTTACAAGTGGAGCTCAACTTAATAATTTTTATACTTGTGAGATTTATCCAGAAAACATATCTAGGTATGGTGAAGTAATAGAAAAAGACATCAACTATCCAGCTGAATATGGTTATGGATTGGTTGGAAATAAATGGTTTTTTGAAAAGTTTGCTGGTAAGATAGGATTGATTGGTGCTAGTCAGAAGTTATCTTTAATTGAGGAGTTAATGTCTAAAGAAGAATATAAAAATTATCTTGGCATTGACAGTTTTAATGACTATATTCACTACCCACAAAACCATGCATGTGATGATATAACTTCAGTTGAAAAATATGTTGGTGAACAATTACAAGAATCAACTTCAAAGATATTTTTATTAGGAATAGGACATTCCAAATCCGCTATACTTCACAGATTAAGAAACTATACTGATTCCGTGTTCATGGATGTTGGTGCTGGTATAGATATGATTGCGGGTTGTATAAATATAAGAAGACCATTTGCAGGTGATTGGACAAATTATAAAATTGAAGGGTATGACTATACTGATATAGATTACCTTAACTATAGAGGTGAGGGTAAGGAGATTATTTTAAGATGAAAAAAAATGTTATTTGGTGGATAGGTGTAAAGAATCCACAATTAAACGAAAAATATGGAAACTATGAATACTTCGATTATTCTAAAAATACCTGGAAACATTTCTGTGAGAGATATGATTGTGAGTTTGTAGAATTTTCTGAACCAGTAGAACAAGACCTTTTTAAGTTTAGGATAAATTGGCAAAAAGCTTTATTTGTTTTTGATGAGTTAGAACGAAGGGGAATTGAGTATGACCAAATAGCTTTGGTAGATAGTAGTTTTATGTATAAATGGGATGCACCAAACTTCTTTGAATTAACAGACCATAGATTCACAGCTTGGCATGATAAGGATAACATGAGGTGGATTCATGAGAGTATTCAAGGGTATAAACCTTTCTTTAATGGATTTGAATTAGACCAATCTAGATATGTAAATTCTGGTTTTATTATATTTAATGAAAAACATAAAGAATTTTTCCAATCATTTAAAAAACTATACTATGATAATGTAGATACTTTTGTCGAGTTACAAGATAAAATTGTAAACAAAGGAACTGAACAAACACCAATGAATTATTGGTTACAGATTAATGACATAGATGTAAACTTAGAGTTACCTCTTGCTTATAAATTAACTCACATGCATAGAAGAGATTTATTAGGACATAATTGGCAGATAGATGAAGATAAGACACCATTCTTTATAAAATATGGATATAATTGGTGTTTTAATGGGTTACCAAAAGACCAACGACCTCAGTTGATGGGCCAAACGTGGGATATGGTTAAACATAATTACACAAATAATCCTCATGAAAAGATATTAAGTGAAATGTTACATAAAGATACAGCAAAGTATACTACGTCTCGAAGATTTAAAAAAGACATTTTAGAGTTTTTTAGTGATAATTATAAGGACAAGACAGTTGTAGAAATTGGTGCTTCACAAGGACAATCAACAAGACTATTGAGTCATATTTTTAAGAAAGTATATGCTGTTGAGTGGGATGATTGGAACTTGGAACAAGCTAATAAAAATAATAAAGATAGAGATAATGTTGAATTTGTTAAAATGGATTTATATCTAAATGATTGGAAAGATTATTTACCAGATGATGTTGATGTGGTTTTTATAGATGCTGGTCATGAGTATCATCATGTAATAAGTGATATAGAAAACTCTTTAAAATTATGGAAAGATGTTGTTTTTATATTTGATGACTATGGTTTACCACCTGGTGAAGTAAAACAAGCAATAGAGAATAAATTACTTAGTGGAGAATTAAGAGATATGAAATTCATAGGTGAGAAACCAGAAGATTTAGTATCAGCTTCTGGTACTAAGTTTTTTGATATGGAGGGGTGTATTTGTAATGCGTAATGTAGTTTTTATGATAGATTATAAGAAAGATGGTGATACTAAAAAAGAGTATCAGTACTCAATTGATTCTTGGAAACGGTTTTCTGATAGACATGATTGTGAATTGATAGTAATGGAAGAACCAGTTTTACCAATAGAAGAAATGCATATAATATGGCAGAGATATTATTTATTTGATATGTTAGATTCTAATGAAATAGATTATAATCAAATTTTAATAGTTGATGCTGATACGATAGTCCATCCAACGTGTCCAAATATATTTGATTTTACAGATGATAAATATTGTTTGGTTCACGATGATGCTAGTTATGATTGGATTATACGAAGTATAGAACATTATCAGAATGCTATATTTACAGAAGAATCTTTTAACTTTTGGGAATATGGTAATAGTGGATTCCAAGTTGTAAATAAAATACATAGACCATTTTTTGATGAAATGAGAAAGTTTTATTTTGAATACAAAGAGGTGTTACAATACATTCAAAAGACATATGGAGTTGGAACAGACCAAACACCTTTAAACTATATGTTAAAAAGGCATAACATCGGTAGAAAGTTATTACCATATGAATTTAATATGAGTTGTATGTTGAAAAAAGAAATATTAGGTGATGATATGTTACACACTAGATTAGGTTATGTATCACATTACAATGGTTTACCAGAGAAAGAAAAGTCAGTTCCGTATTGGATGGAAAAAACATATAAACATTTATATGGTTAAAGTATCCATAATAGGAAAGGGTAATTTTGGTACTAAGATTGAAAATTGTATCAAAGATAATGTCACATTTGTTAGTCCAAATGATGCTGATTGGATTATAATTTCAACTCCAAGTGATTTACACTCAGTTCAAGTTGAGACTTGGTTATCTAAAAAGAAGAATGTTTTCTGTGAAAAACCACTAACATTTACAGAGTCTACAACTCGTGGTTTATTTTTATTAGCAGACTTTTTTAAAGTTAAGTTATATGTAGATGATGTGTTTAGTTGGTATGATGATGTAATAGTAGATAAAAATGTTAATTTTAAATGGTATAAACATGGTTCATTTAATGCTAATATAATAGATAACTTATCATATCATCATTTCTATCTATGGACAGACACTACAGATTTTAATATTAAAAGTATTAGTGATACTCAATATGATTCAACTAAATGTTCTTTTAAGATAGTTTTAGATGATGGTAGAGTTGGTAACTTTGATTATGATATTAATGAACTAGACACATATCATAGTATAAAAACTCCAAGTAACAATCCTTTACAAGATATGTTTCTATCTATATTTAATGGTACAGTAGATTTTGATTCTAATAGAAAAAGAACAATCAACGCTACAAAACTATGTGAGTACGTTAAGAAAGAAATATGTCCAAAAGTTTTAGTTGTTGGTGGTGGTATATTTGGTTGTACTTCTGCAATATCTTTATCAAATAGTGGTTATACGGTAACGTTACATGAAGAGTTAGATGATATAATGAAATGTGCATCTGGTATAAATCAATATAGATTACATAAAGGATATCATTATCCTCGTAGTAAAGATACTGCATTGGAGTGTTTAGTTGGTATAAATACTTTTAAGAAAAAATATGAAGATACGGTTGTTAATGGTGATATACAACATTTTTATTCAATCTCATCTGAGGATTCTTTAATAACAGGTGATGATTATATAAATTTTTTAAATGATATAGAATTGAAGTACAATATACACGAACCAAACATGGGAACACAGTTGACTGTTAGTGTAGATGAACAGTTATTCGATAGTGATAAATTAAAAGATATAGTTGAAAGGAGAATGTTAGCTCTAGGTGTTGAAAAGATATGTAACAAGAAAACTATAAAAAAAGACTTTGAAGGTTATGATTTTATTGTTATATCTACATATTCTAAATTAAATGATTTACTAGATACTCCTAGACAATACCAATTTGAGGTAGTTGAAAAACCAGTTGTAAAATTACCCAAAATGTATGAAAATAAAAGTATAGTAGTAATGGATGGGCCATTTATGTGTTTAGATCCATTTAAGGATGGTTTACACGTTCTAGGTCACGTTAAACACGCAATACACTCTACTAATATAGGTGAGTTCCCAATAGTACCTAATAAAGATTTACTAAAATATTTAAACAACGGTGTTGTTAAAAACCCTAAAGTTACAAAAATAAATAAATTTAAAAAAGCTGGTATGGAGTTTTTTGAAGAGTTTGATAAATTAGAACATATAGGATCTATGTTTACAGTTAGAACTGTGTTATCATATAGGGATTATGATGACGCTAGACCAACACTAGTTAGAAAAGAGGGTGATAATATTTTTAGTATATTTTCAGGTAAAATAGGAACGTGTGTAACTGCTTCAACTCAATTAGTTGACATGATAAAGGATATTAAATATGTTTAAATTAAAAAATAAATTTGCAATTGGATGTTTAGTTCAATGGTATGAAATTGAAATTATAGAAGAATATTTACAGAGTTTAAAAAGTTCAATAAAAAATATAGAAAATAAGGAAAATATAATAGTTGATTTATTTTTTAATATGACTACTTCTTTAGAAGATATAGATACGACTCAATACGAAATGCGTGATATAGCAAGACGATTTAAAAATCTAGAAGAAGACCTAATTGATTTTGGTATGAATATACATACTAAAACTCTAGGTGGTATAATGTTACATGAGATGATAGAGATATATACAATTGCTGATTATAGAAGAGAGTTTAATGACAAATATTGTACAGAAGTTGATGTATTAATGTGGGGTGAAAGTGATTCTCTAATACCAAGACAAACATTTCAAATACTAGATAACTTACACAACTCTGTAAAAGATGATACTCCAAAGTATATATCATTCTTTTCAATGTGTAAAATGTGGGATGAGAGTTGGAAGGTACTAGAACATCCAGAGTTCACAGATAAACCATTTTATGATTCACCAGATGATTTCGATGCTAAAAAACATTGGTGGAGTTTAAGGTATACAATGAATATAGATGAAATGAATGAGTTTAATGATAAGGTTGAAGATTTAGATATACAAGTTTTAAATCAACATAAATTTAATGGGTGTGGTTTAGTAATATCATCAGAAGTAATTAAATCAGGAGTAAACATACCTAAATCATCTTTTTTTATACATGAAGATACTGCTTTCATGATAACACTACAAAAGTTGTTAGGTATGATTCCACAATATGTAATAAAAAACATTTTATTAATTCATAATAGAAATCATCCTAAGAAGAGGATGTACGTTAAAGGTGAAAGATTAGATGGAACTATGAATGAAAAGAGAAGAAGTAATGATTGGTATGTAAAAGCAAATAAAATGAGTGAACAAAATTGTTATAATTCTAGTAATCCAAATTATAAAGCTTATACATGGGATGATGTGTGGAAGTAACTATATCAATAGATGATTTACATCCTGAAAAAGGATGGGGTTGTGAGGATGATAACTCTGTAAAATATTTACAGAAACTAAATGATGAGTTTGGTTGTAAGTTCACTTTATTCATTCCTGCAAATTATCATAATAAATATCCTATTTCAAAACATACGGATTGGATAGAGTTTTGGTTAAACAAAGATTGGGTAGAATTGGCTGCACACGGACATTATCATATGTGTGATAATCCGTCTAAATTTGGTGAATGTGAATTTTTTGAATTAGATACACAATCTAAAGCAGAAGATAGAATACAACAATGTTTGTCTGAATGGGATAGTGTAGGATACAAACCAGTTGGTTGGAGAAATCCAGGTTGGTTATCACATCCAGAGTCAAAGACTGTGTTAGATAAATACTTTGATTATGTCGCCTTACACAATGAACATAACCATGATATGAAATGGAAGTCTAAAATGCTATTTGGACATGATGGTATCAATGAAGTAGACTCGATTAACATATGGAATAATAACACTTTTATGTTCCAATCTCATATAGCTGGAGATTGGAATGAGAATTGTTGGAACGAGGAAAATTATTTGAATTTTAGGAATATTTTAAGATACTTATCTACAGAGTATAAATTAAGTTACAAAACATTAAAAGAGTTATAATACCATGAAAATAGCTTTCTTTTCAGAGACAGGTAATAATCAAAAATATCCAAGAGATTTTCCAAACGCTCGTACAGAAGTTGCGTGGTGTTTGGCTCTCGATGCTCCGATGTGTCACCTACAACAACTACCTAATCAAAATTTTGATTTGGGTATTGTTATTATTCCTAAGAACAATCCTAACGTAGACCTAAATCATATCAGAAAGGTGTGTGATAAAGTTGCTGTGATGCAAGAAGGTCCCCATTGGTTCTTTCAAGACTACACGGTAGAACAACAGTTTCACTACTATAATACATTAGTTGATGCTGATTGGGTTTATTGTCACAATGAAAGTGATGTAAGTTATTACTTAGGGTTGGGGTGTAAGGATGTAAGAGTTATGAGAAGTCTGATGATACCAGAGGGATTAACTTCTAGAAGAGAAATATTGATTGATAGTTATGGAGACTTACCAAGTCCGAAATCTTACGAAACCCCAAAAGTAATAATTGGTGGTAATTTTGTTAGTTGGTATGGTGGGTTTGATTCATATGTAGCTGTTAGAGACTTGGGTTATGAATTATATGCTCCATCAATGGGTAGAAAACAAGAACAAGAAGGTATGATTGAGGATATAAACTATCTACCTTATATGAATTGGAGAGATTGGATAACTAATTTATCAGAGTATGAGATAGGTGTTCATCTGATGAGGACTCATGCGGCTGGTACATTTGCTATGAATTGTGCATGGCATGGTATACCTTGTGTTGGATATAAGGGATTAGATACACAGGAAATACTACACCCATTGACTACGGTTGAAGTCGGTAACTTAGATGATGCTGTTAAAGTTAGTGAAAAATTAAAAAACAATAAGAAGTTTTATAAGTTATGTACAGATACAATGAAAAAAAGATTTAAGCAAAATTATACAGAAACTGCTTGGAAAAATGATTGGAATAGTTTACATGAAAGATAAAAAAATATTGATACTAGGTGGAACAGGTGCTCTAGGTCAAACTCTAATACAAAAATATTATGAAAATAATAAAATTATTATATTTTCAAGAGATGAACATAAACATTACAATTTGATTAAAAAATATCCAAATGTAAAATCAGTAGTCGGTGATATTAGAGATAAAGAATCTGTGATGAATGTTTTATTGAGATTTAATCCTGAGATTGTTATAAATACTGCTGCACTTAAACACGTTCCTATTTGTGAGAACAATCCTATAGAAAGTGTAAAGACTAATATAATTGGACATCAGAACGTTATTGAATGTATTAATTTACATAAAAAAGTAGAAGCTTTAATATTTGTATCGACAGACAAAGCCTGTAAACCTATAAATGTTTATGGTATGTGTAAAGCAATAAGTGAACAACTATATGTTAGTTTTGCACAACAACAAACCAACACCAAAGTTGTTTTAGTTAGGTATGGTAATGTATTAGAATCGACTGGTTCAGTAATACCATATTTTAAACAATTGTTAGAAGATGGTAGTGACCATTTACCGATTACTCACGTTGATATGACTAGATTTTTATTGACTTTAGAACAAGCAACCGAACTTATTGATTGGGCTTATAATTTTCCAAAATCACATGGTTGTATTGCAATACCTAAAGTGAAGTCAATGAAAGTAACTGATATAGCTAAAAGTTTGATAAAATCTTATAAAAAAGAATCTGAAGTTGATTTAAAAGTAATAGGTATTAGACCTGGTGAAAAAATGCATGAAGAGATGATATCTACAGAAGAATGGTTACGAACAAAAAAGTGGGAGAATTATTTAATAGGTACAGACTATATTACTGATGATATGTGGTCATATAATTCTGAAGATTCACTTATGGATGATGACCAAACATATAAATTCTTAATAGATAGTGGAGTGATACAGTAGTGAACGGATATCAAGAAAGAACTAATTGTTCAGCGTGTGATTCTACCGACTTCCAAACAATATTAGACTTGGGAGTAGTTCCACTAGCTGGGTATTTTCCTAATCCATTGGAGTTAGATAAAGAGAGTAAGTATCCATTAAAATTAGTGGTGTGTAAAAAATGTAAGTTAGTTCAAACTGATTCTATGATAAATCCAAAACTATTGTTTGAAGATTATAGATATCTGTCATCAATTGGTTTATCTAAACACTTTGAAAACGTTGCTAGTATGTTGAACGATAAATATGACATAAAAGATAAAGATATACTAGAGATAGGATGTAACGATGGTGTATTATTAAAACCACTAAGTGATTTGGGAGCAAACGCAGTCGGTATAGATCCAGCTAAAAACGTTGTCAAGATAGCAAAAGATAAAGGATTGAATGTTCACAATGGTTATTTTAGTTATGAAGGTTTAGAATATTATCATGATATATTTGAAAATAGATTTGATTTAGTATTATCTAATAATACATTCGCTCACATAATTGACATTCGAGATATTGTCAAGGGTGTCAATCACGTTCTGAAACCAACCGGTGATTTCATATTTGAAGTTCATTACTTAAAAAGTTTGATTGAAGGTAATCAATGGGATAACATATATCACGAACACATTTACTATTATTCCATAACTGCGTTAAATAATATGTTTAAACTATATGATATGACCATCATTGATTTTGAAGAGATACCAATACACTCTGGTTCTATAAGAGTTACCGTAAAGAATAGTGTAGTTGATGTACCTAAAAAGATTATAGATAGGATAGAATTGGAGTCAGATACAATTTGCAGTCTAGACTATCTTGGTCAGTATAGTGAAGATGTAAAGAAACATATATCAGATTTTAATAAAACTTTAAATGAGTTACAAGTTGAAAATGTAGGTGGTTATGGGGCATCTGGTAGAGCTAATATGTTTTGTAATGTAACTGGTCTAACTGAAGATAATATTGATTTTATAGTTGATGAATCTCCTGAAAGATGTGGTAGATATATTGCAAATACCAAAATACCAATAGTTGATATAGATACATTAAAGAATAGTGATGTTGATTTGTTAATTATATTTGCATGGAATTACTCCAAGATGATAATAGAGAAGACACAATTCAGAAAGTTTAAATATCTTGTAGCATTTCCCAAAGTTCAGTTGGTAGATTCCTATGAGGAATTAGAAGGGTTTGATTCAATATGATTCTACGTGGTGAAAAATATCTAATAACAGGCGGAACTGGTATTGTTGGTAGAGAGTTATGTAAGAGAATAATAGAACTAGGTGGTAATGTAATAGTATTATCTCGTACTGAAGAGAAGTTAAAGAAGTTAAGAGAGCAATATAATGAAATAGAGGTAGTAGTTAGTGATATACTTGACAAAACCTCAATTAAGGAATCAATTAGGGATGTTCGAGGTGTGTTTCATCTAACAGCTTTGGCACAAGGTATGCAATCTGGTAAACCTATTGAATCTATCAACGTAAATCTTCTTGGTTCTATGAATGTTTTAGTAGAGTCATTGAATGTAGATTTCGTATTAGGAGTTAGTTCCGATAAGGCTGTACAGATATCAGGTAATTATGGTGCTACAAAGTTCTTAATGGAGAAGTTGTTTGGTGAGTTCGAAGAGATAAACCCACAAACAAAGTATAGGATTGTAAGATTGGGAAACGTAATCTACTCTACAGACTCTGTTTTAGAAAAATGGAGAGATAAGATTCAAAATAATGAAGAGGTCATAATAACAGAACCAAAAGCTACTAGATTCTTTATGACAA